ACATGCGTGTTCTTATATGGGACAACATCGACTTTGACAGTCAGACTGTTCAGATTGAGCAGTCAAAGCGCAGAGCAGACGTTCATCTGCCCATTGATGATGATTTGTTTGAGATGTTGCAGCAACAACACGATGACTTTGGCTTTCAGAAGTATGTAGCACCACGTCCCTATCCAATTGAGGGTGAATACAGACCTTATTCGCTGCATAAACTACCTGCATTTGCTCGTCAGCTTATGAATGATGCGGGTCTGCCACCTGAACTGCGACTATCTGACCTTCGTCGCACTGGTACCACTGAAATGGTCGAGGCCGGTGTCGGTATGGCACAAATTATGTCGGTTACAGGACATGCTAATCCAAGTTCAGTGAAGCCATATCTAAAAAATACACTCAAGAGTGCAAATAGTGCATTGACGGCACGAAAAATACATGGTACAAGCATAACAAGTGCCGCAAAGGAAAGTGATATACTATGAATATATATAACACTAATATATACACTTATGTGAGGGAACTAGATATACCTGTAGGACATAGTAGGAGAGTAGAGTGTCCTAATTGTGGAGAGAGAACACTGTCAGTGACCAATGAAATGGGTTCTCTACTGTGGAATTGCTTTCGTGCTTCCTGTGGCATTAAGGGTGGTAGTAAAGTGGCATTATCTACGAAGGACATACTCACTGCCTTTCATGGTACTAAGGAAGATGAAGAAGAATTTGTATTGCCTGACTACCTTGTGCCGTACAACTACGATGTAGCTGAATGGGCCAGTGAACTGTATGGCTTAGATGCAGAAGAATTAGGCTTGTTGTATGATGTCCGTGAACACAGAGTTGTCTTTCCTGTATATGATGGCAACAAGATTGTGGATGCAGCAGGTCGTTCACTTGGCAAACGAATACCTAAATGGAGAAGATATGGAAAAAGTGGCTTGCCATACACACATGGATGTGGTAATGTCGCAGTTGTTGTTGAGGACTGTGTGAGTGCTGCCGTTGTTGGTTTCGGCTCCTTTGTCGGGGTTGCGATTTTAGGCACTCAGCTTTCCGAATCGCATAAAGGATTTCTCACACGGTTCTCAACAGCAGTCATAGCATTAGACCCCGATGCATTGACAAAGAGTTTGCAGTTCGTTAAAGAACTAAGAGGATACGTTAACGATGTTCGTGTCCTGCGTCTTACAGATGACCTCAAATATCGTAACCCGACAGATATGGAGAATTTACATGGAATTATCACTGATTAGAAGTTTGATGGATAAAGAGTTCTACGAAGAACATCGTGGAGCCAGATGTCCTGATCGACTGTTCAGCAAGGATGTGCAGAAGATCAAAAAGACAATTGACACAGCTATTGACAGGTATGGACGAACAGTTACGCCAGACGAGATTGAGGCACTGTTCATGTCTAGCAACCCAACAATGACCACTGCGACAAAGCAGACATTCACTGCACTGTTCAGCAAGATTAAGAAGGAAGCCCCTATGGGCAGTGACGTGGCACAGGAAGTGCTGTCTAAACTGTTCCAGCAGGTTGTTGGTGAGGACATTGCCAATCTTGGTGTAGATTATGTGACAGGTGACAAGTCCAGTCTTGAGCCACTGCGTATGCTGCTTGAGCAGTATGCCGATGACTTTACACCCAACCTCAATGTGGAGTGGGATGACATTGACATCGACACACTTCTATCACGCAACGACCTTGAGGCACGTTGGACATTCAACATTCCATCGCTTGCTCGTAAGGTAGAGGGTGTCAATGCTGGTCACTTGATTGAAGTTGGCGCACGTCCTAACACTGGCAAGACATCCTTCCACGCCAGCTTGATTGCAAGTCCGGGTGGCTTTGCCCATCAGGGTGCCAACTGCATCATCTTGTGTAATGAGGAAGGCTACCACCGTGTTGGCGCACGTTATCTGACAGCAGCAACTGGCATGACAATGCGTGAGATTAAAGATAATCCAAGCAAGGCACGTGACCTTTACGCACCTGTGAAGGAACGCATTAAGATTAAAGATGCCACTGGTCGTGACATGTCTTGGGTTGAGAGCATTTGTAAATCTTACAAGCCTGACATTGTTCTGCTCGACATGGGTGACAAGTTTGCTCGTACAGGTGGCTTTGCTCGTCCTGATGAAGCACTCAAAGCTAACGCCATCTATGCTCGTATGATTGCCAAGCAGCATAACTGTGCTATGTTCTACATGTCTCAGCTATCTGCCGATGCAGAGGGCAAAGTGCTTCTGAACCAGAGCATGATGGAAGGATCACGCACAGGTAAGGCAGCAGAAGCTGACCTCATGGTACTGATTGCTAAGAACCCTGTTGTGGATGGTCAGGATGAAGAAGACACACAGCGTCACCTCAACGTCGTAAAGAACAAGTTGACAGGCTGGCATGGTGTGGTACACTGCGAACTTGAATATCAGACAGCGAGGTACACAGTATGAAACTGACACTTGATGTAGAGAACACTGTCACCCATCGTGGTGGCAAGATGCACCTTGATCCATTTGAGCCTGAGAACTCACTGACTATGGTAGGTATGCTCAATGATAGGGGCGAGGAATGGCTGGTTACGTTTGACCATGCGGACGAATATGCTACCCCAATGGGTCATGAAGGTGTGCAAGAATGGCTGGATGAAACCACTATACTTATCTGTCACAACGCAGCGCACGACTTGCTGTGGCTCTGGGAGAGTGGCTTCAAGTATGATGGACCTGTCTTCGACACTATGCTTGCTGAGTATGTGCTGCAGCGTGGACAGAAAGAGCCGCTGTCACTTGAGGCTTGTGCTGAACGCTATGAGTTGGACACAAAGAAGCAGGATACACTGAAAGAATACTTTAAGAAAGGATACAGCACCCGTGACATTCCTCATGCCGAACTTACAGAATATCTCTCTGCTGATTTACATGCTACGCAACAGCTTTCTGATAAGTTGTATTATCGTCTTAATTCAGAATCTGATGCGGGGCTTCTCAGCACTGTGGTGCTTACCAATGAAGTTGCAGTTCGTCTCTCACGCATTTATCAGCGTGGATTCAATGTTGACTTACAAAAGCTGGAAGAAGTTCGTACTGAGTTTGAGCAAGAGAAGCAGGAACTGATTAAAGACTTGCAGGTTCATGTTCGTAAGGTAATGGGTGACACTCCAATCAATTTGAACAGCCCAGAGCAATTGTCTTGGGTCATCTATGGCCGCAAGGTTCTGGACAAAGCGGATTGGGCAACTAAAGTGGACCCATACATGGACGATGTGGATTTCCGTAATATGATCTCATATGGCACAGAGAGACTGTATAAAACAAAAGCTGTGCAATGTGATGAGTGCAAGGGCAGTGGATACATTCGCAAGGTCAAGAAGAATGGCCAGCCATTTGCCAAGCCTAACAGATGCCCTAAGTGCAACACAGAGGGCTATCTGTTCATTGCCACAGACAAGCTGGCTGGTTTCAAGTTCAAGCCACCATCAGCTAAATGGGCAAGTGCAAATGGATTCAGCACAAGTAAGCAGAACCTTGAAGTCCTTGAAGGTGCAGCAAAGTCAAAGCAAATGCACGATGCTGCTGATTTTCTTGGTAAAGTTAAGCGTCTAAGTGCAGTGGACACTTATCTGTCATCCTTTGTCGATGGCATTAAACTGCACACTAAAGCAGATGGTAAACTGCATGTCCGTCTGCTACAGCATCGCACATCAACAGGACGTTTGTCTGGTGCTGATCCAAACATGCAGAACATGCCACGAGGCGGTACCTTCCCTGTAAAGAAGGTATTTGTGTCTCGCTTTGAAGGCGGCAAGATACTTGAGGCTGACTTTGCACAGCTAGAGTTTCGTGCTGCGGCTTATTTATCACAGGATGGAGTTGCAATTGAGGAAGTTTCTACTGGATTTGATGTTCATGCATACACCGCTAAAGTTATTACCGATGCTGGTCAGCCTACGGATAGACAGACTGCGAAGGCGCATACATTCGCGCCGCTATATGGAGCAACGGGCTTTGGCAGAACAAAGGCGGAAGCAGCGTACTACGAACACTTCACGGACAAATACAAAGGCATCGCAGCTTGGCATTCCAGACTGGCTAAAGAGGCTATAGGAACGCAGAAGATACGCACACCAAGTGGACGTGAGTTTTCATTTCCTGATGTAGTCCGCAAGGCTAGTGGTAGGGTGTCCTACTTCACACAGATAAAGAACTACCCTGTTCAGTCTTTTGCTACAGCGGATATTGTGCCAATCGTTCTTATACACATTGATGACTTGCTAACTGACATGCAATCGTGTATAGTGAATACAGTTCACGACAGTATCGTGATTGACGTACACCCAGAAGAGGAGCAAAAAGTATTGGATGTAATAAACGAAACAAACAAAGTGCTAAAAGATTTGATTACAATGAGATGGGGTATTGACTTTAATGTGCCTCTCCTGTTAGAATCAAAAATCGGACCAAATTGGCTTGACACAAAAGATGTGGCATGATATAACTATGGCTTTCACACTAAGAAAGGAGCAACAATAATGACTCAACTGACAACTATTGACACTAACAACTATGCAGCAATGGCAAAGGCTATGGGCATTGCTAACGAAGGTACTTCAAGCAACACCAGCAGTCTTGCTCGTATGCGAATTAGTCACTCCCCAATCATGGGTACAGCAGAGGTAAACGGTAAAACGGCAAACGTCGAAGTCGTGGAAGGCGGCACATACAAACTGGAAGTTCCGGACGGTCCCACGTATTACGCTTCCAGCGTTAAGATTCGTCCCTTCATGCAGAGGTTTATGTATAAGCGTTTTGTTCAGGGTACTAACAAGAACCCTAATCGCTATATTAAATCCCTCATGTCGGACACTCTCAATGTTGATTTGAAAGACAACGACGGTGGGTTTAACTGTGGTAAACCTGCTGGATACATCAAGGACTTCAAGGCTCTGCCAGAGAATATGCAGAAACTGATTAAACAGATCAGGCGTGTTCGTGTTGTCTTTGGTACAGTTGAGATGCTTAATCCTGTAGACGAGAAAGGGCAGGAAACATCTCTTGAACCTACACCATTTATTTGGGAGGTTGATAACCGTGATGCATTCAAAGAGGTTGGCACCAGTTTTGAAAAGCTGGCTAAGATGCAACGTCTTCCTGTGCAGCACATCATTACTGCCAACACAGAAGAACGTAAGATTCCAACTGGTGCATCATTCTACGTACCTGTTGTGTCTCTTGACGTAACCAACACTATTGAACTTACAGAAGATGACCAGAACCTTTTCGGTGATTTCATGAGTTGGGTAGACAACTACAATAATTACATCATCAATGCGTGGTCCGAAAAAGCCAATTCTCAGGTTGACGAAGATGAGCAGGAGATTATTGATGACATTGTGGATGTCGAAATTGAAGATGAGGTAGCGTAATGAATCACCCTGCTGAACTGGCGTTGCATCAATACATGGAGAATGCTGCTAAGGGTAAGTCCACTATGTCAGTGGAGACTATCCAGCAAGTAGGTCTTGATGTTATGGGTGCGCTTGGACGCCAGTTTGGTGGGGGCAGTAAGCGTGATGAGTTTGGTCTGCGTATGTCTAATGTAGGCAGACCAACTTGTCAGCTTTGGTTTGAGAAGAATGAACCAGAGAAGGCATTGCCCCTGCCAACAACATTCGTCATGAACATGATGCTTGGAGACATCGTTGAAGCTGTCTTCAAGGGTCTACTCAAAGAAGCGGGAGTGCAGTATGAAGATGATGCGAAAGTTACACTTGACCTTGATGAGAATACATCCGTCTCTGGCACCTACGATATTGTTATTGATGGTGCTGTTGACGATATTAAGTCAGCGTCTAATTGGTCTTACACTAATAAGTTTGAGTCCTTCGATACACTGAGCAAAGGTGACGCATTTGGCTACGTGTCCCAGCTTGCTGGCTACGCGAAGGCATCAGGCAAACGTGCCGGTGGCTGGTGGGTAGTCAACAAAGCAAATGGTCAATTCAAATATGTACCGGCTACTGGGCTTGACGTTGATAAAGAGGTAGAGAATATTAAAGAGACGGCAGAGGCTGTTGAGAAGAACGAGTTCAAGCGTTGCTTTGAAGCAGTTGATGAGACGTTCAGAGGCAAGCCTACAGGTAACAAGGTTCTGTCCACTGAGTGTGGCTTCTGTCGCTATCGCTTCGCTTGCTGGCCCGGACTGGAAGAACGTCCTGCAGTAGCGTCACAGGCAAAGCAGCCTAAGACAGTTGCATACGTATCGTTGGCGGAAGAATATGCCTAACGCTAAACAATTTCGTGCAGCACGGAAATATGGATATAGGAGTGGACTAGAGCATAAGCTGTCCCTTTATCTCGATGAACTGGCTATTGAGTATGAATACGAGAAGGTCAAGATTGAGTGGGAAGACTTAGCCTACCGCACCTATACACCAGACTTCGTGCTGCACAATGGCATCATCATTGAGACGAAGGGCATGTTCACTGCTGCTGACAGGCGCAAGCATCTGGCAATCAAAAAGCAGCACCCAGCACTTGACATTCGCTTTGTGTTTGAGAACAGTAGGAGAAAGCTACGTAAGGGTGCCAAGTCAACTTATGGTGAGTGGTGTATCAAGTATGGGTTTAGATATTATGACCGAATCATTCCAGAGGATTGGCTAAAAGAGAAGGGAAAGAATACGCACCCTAAGTTTATTAAGTTTAACGGAACCAAAGTGAAAAGGAGATAGCTATGGAATATCCGGATATTTATGATAATGATTTTGTAATCAGAGTTCGTCCCACTGTAGACAATAATCAGTGGACTGGCGAAATAGATATAGCTATTATTTCCTCTAGTGGTAACGATATTAATGATGAGGGTTATGGTCAGCTTATGCACTTCTGCAAGATGATGTGCGCGACCATACCCATCATGGAGCAGGACGAAACTATTCGTAACCTTGTGCATACATATGTAATGGAAGTTGTTGACAACGACAGTGACTATGTGCTAGAAGAAGATGAAGATGTGATTATCACTAAGGAAGATGGCAATGTGGTGCATCTGAGTTTCGGAAGCAAGACAAAGGGGAGTGCATGATGACGGACTATGGTAAGATGATACGAGAGTATGAGGCAAAGCAAGCTGACATGGTGAACAGCCCACCGCATTACAATGCTACAGGCATTGAGTGTATTCAGGCTATTGCCGCAGCTACAGATAATGGGTTTGAGTATTACCTTCAAGGTAACATTATGAAGTACGTGTGGCGTTATCGCTACAAGGACAAGCCGCTTGAGGACTTGGAGAAAGCCAAGTGGTATCTGGACAAGTTGATTGAGGAAGTAATGAGCAATGAGAGTTAAGATTTACATGACAATCGACATTGACCCAGAAGAATACCCCATACCTGCTGATGAGGATGTGGGGCTAGAGATTGAGGACGGCATCCGTGAATACTTCTATGATGTAGA